AATCAATCCACAAATTAAACATATGGAGTTAATACAATGACATTGATGGACGCATTAATCCTATTAGGATTAATTTTAATAATATTTGGTTGCGGGTTTTTTATACTCGCAACCATAATGGAAAGACATTATGATAGAAAAATTTGGGAACTAGAACAAAAACAGAAAGGAAAAATAAAATGATAGAACTATTTTCATCATTAGGAGTATTAGTTATTTTAATATCAATAGTATATATGGGGTTATTTTTATGAGTACACACAGTTGGTGCCACGGACCATATTGTCATAAAAAACAAACACAAGATAGAGTCCGAGGTGTGAAAGGAAATAAAGTATTAAGAACAAGACGGGTTCGTTGGTATCAAAGCGATTATGAAAGTGAATGGAATTATTTTTGTGGTCAACGATGTATGACAGATTATATCAAGGAACATTTAAGACCTTTCATTGCAATAGCACCGAGACTCGAGCCGCTAGAAACCCCTATTGATTTTGAACAACGAAAGGTTAATGATAGAAGATATAATTGGGAAACGAGGGATTATGAAGATTATGTAAGAACAGAAAAAACAATCGTACCTATTGACAATGCTAATAGATAATATATTATCCTATATATAAACAGAAAGGAAACATATGACGTTAGAAATAAGAAAAGAAGATATCAGACCTGAATTTAAAATAATAGAAGATGTAAAAGATGAGCCGACATTAAAGTCGGCTCAAGAGTTTGTTGGTGGATATGTGGAAGGCATATCTTTTCCTAATGGTGATTACTTAATCATCAATGAGGAAGGCAAGTTAATTGGTTTGCCAATCAATGAAGAGGCGACAAAGTTATGGAAGGATACGTTTGACAATGATGACTACATAACTGGTCGAGATGATTGGGTTGCTGGTAACGCAATCTTAATTAAGAAACAAGCATTGAAACGTTGGGCTGCATAGCCCAAGCGAGCGGCGCCTAACGGCGCCGCGCTTCGCCGCCTTCGGCGGCGGGTATCGATAGAGGTACCAACACACTTTCAAAATCCGAACTTGCTGCTCGTTTAATTTACTTAAGTATAAAAGGGGTCCCTACGGTGGCGGCTTTATCCCTTGATTTAAACTTAAATAAGCATTAAATTGTTTATGGTTCCAAAATTAAACCTAAAAAAATTTTGCAAAAATTTTATGGAAATTGACTTAGAAAAGATAAAGAAACTACCTTCAGATGTTCAGAAAGAGTTTATGACTACCTTTCTGAAATACACAGAAAAGAAAAAAGAATCTAAAATCCATTCTGATTTTATGTCTTTCGTAAAACATATGTGGCCTGATTTCATTGAAGGTAACCATCATAAAATTGTAGCAGAAAAATTTAATCAGATTGCTGAAGGCAAATTAAAAAGATTAATTATTAATATGCCGCCCAGACATACAAAGTCCGAGTTCGCTAGCTTCCTGCTGCCCGCTTGGATGGTGGGTAGAAACCCGAAGCTCAAGATCATTCAATCAACTAACACCACAGAATTATCTGTAAGGTTTGGTCGTAAAGCAAAAGCTTTGATTGACTCATCAGAATATCAATCTATTTTTAAAACTAGACTAAGAGAAGATTCGCAGGCCGCTGGTAAATGGGAAACACAAGGTGGTGGTGAATACTATGCAGCTGGAGTTGGTTCCGCGATTACTGGACGGGGTGCAGATTTATTAATCATAGACGACCCACATTCAGAACAAGATGCAATGAACCGCGATGCAATGGAGAGAGCTTACGAATGGTATACATCAGGACCTCGTCAACGTCTACAGCCTGGTGGATCAATCGTCTTGGTTATGACAAGATGGAATACAAAAGATCTAACTGGGAAACTACTTGGCGCGCAGCGAGAGCCTAAAGCTGATCAATGGGACGTTGTAGAATTTCCTGCCATACTTCCATCAGGTAAACCATTATGGCCTGAGTATTGGAAGAAGGAAGAATTATTAGGAGTTAAAGCTTCAGTTAGTTTAACGAAGTGGAATGCACAGTATATGCAGAACCCAACTTCAGAAGAAGGAGCCATCATTAAACGTGAATGGTGGAACAGATGGGAGAAAGATTGGATACCTGCACTTAAACACGTCATACAATCTTACGATACAGCATTTAGTAAAAAAGAATCTGCTGACTATTCGGCCATTACAACGTGGGGAGTATTTTATCAAAGCGATGATAGTCCAGCTAGTTTGATATTATTGGATTGTCAAAAAGGAAGATGGGACTTTCCTGAATTAAAACAAGTTGCTCAAGAGCAATATAAATATTGGGATCCTGATACGGTGATCATTGAGTCTAAAGCATCGGGTCAACCTCTTACAGATGAATTAAGGAAGATGGGTATACCAGTAGTAAATTTTGTTCCTTCACGTGGAAATGATAAGCATACACGGGTAAATTCGGTTGCACCTTTATTTGAATCTGGTATGATATGGGCGCCTATGCAAGACTTCGCGGAGGAGGTCATAGAAGAGTGCGCAGCATTCCCATTTGGCGATAATGATGACTTGGTCGATTCAACGACTCAAGCCATAATGAGATTTAGGCAAGGTGGGTTTGTATTACACCCTGATGATTACAAGGAAGATCCACAGCCACAACGTAAGAGGATTTATTATTAATGAAGTTATGGGAACTAATTAGAGATTTTAAATTAAAAAATGGCAGAATGCCTTTTGGTAGAGAGTTAGAAAATTTAAAGAAGATGGCTTCCGATCTTGAGTTTCGTGAAAAGCTAATAAGAATACCAGAAAAAAATTTTCCACCATTTTATGAAGCTAGACCTATGGAAGGTCCAAAAGCAGAAGTTAAACAATTTCCAAAAGAGAAAATAGTTAGACAACCATCTGAGACTACTGAACCAGGTGGCCTAGAAAGAATTGCAAAAGAGTTAGAAGATATGCAAGAGATTGGAAAAGACTATAAGGATACAAGTGTTTCTGATTTTCTATCTGACTATTTTGATATGCCAAAGAAAACAACACCTAAAAAAACTGTAACTAAATTAAATGGAGTTAAGTTATATGGTGATGAAACATTTGAAGAATTACAAATTATAAAAGACACAGGCAAACATCCAAGAAACAAAGCTGATGGTGGAAGAATTGGATTCAAGAAAGGTTTTCCTAAAACAAAAATTAAAACTCCAAAAGGTGCAAGAGAACCTTTGAAGCGGGCAGCGGGGACTTATGGATCAGGAGAAGACTTATATAAAATTTTAAAAGAAGAAGGCATTACTATGGATCAAGCTGTTAAAGAAGCCATTGATGATATGCCAAGATTATCTGGCGATACAAAATATGATGCAGATGCTGTTGCAGATGTAATGTATGAAAAATTAGGTATCGATCCTACTACATTAGATCAATATCATTTATTAGATGTGTATGACAATGCATATCAACAATTAGTTAAACAAAAACGAAAGTCAATGTATCAAACAGCAGCTGAAGATAGTTTAAAGAAAATGGATCCAGAAGCTGAGACGTATGCAAAAGAACTTGAATACGACGTACAAGAAAAAATTAGTGAGCCTGGTTACAGAGGTGTAGTTACTGAAGCAAGTGATCTTGATGATACTTTAAAAATAGTTGAATCACAAAAAAGTGAAGCAACTAAGTTAAGAGAAAAATATCCTGGCATCAGCGAAGCGTTGCTTGATAAACTTGTTAAAGACAACGACCCACAAAGAAAAGCAGAAGTATTAGCTGCTCTTGATGAAGTACTTACTATGATGGATAAAGGTATGGACGAAAAACAAATTATGAATGTCTTAAGAAGTACAACTAGAACTAAAAATGAAGAGGGTGGTTTAAATACATTAAAACAAACTTATGATAAAATTGGAGACTTTGTAACTAAATATTCTGGAATAGATTCTATAATTAAATTAATTAATTATTTAAATGATGTTGGAACACCAGAATACACAGTAGATCCATTCAATACAAAACCTTTAAAAAGATCTCTAAGAGCTCCAAAGTTACCAAAAAGAAAAACAGAAGGTTTAGATTATTTATTAGGAATGTAATATGGAATTTAAGAAATACAAAATGGCTATGCGTAATCGTATTAGTCCTAAGAATAGAGATTTTGTCATAGACAGAGAAAGAGCACCTTTTGATGATAACGTTTCTAATCTTGGTGAACAACCAGTATTTTCTCAAAACGAATTTACAACTACTCCTATGATAGATCCCGCAGAATTTCCTGCAAGAAAACAATATATGCAATCATACGCTGTAGGTGGAAATGTTAGACAGCTGTTTGGAATAGGAGGACTTACAGAAGCAGAATACAAACTATTAGAAAAAAATTTAACAAAAGAAGAACTTAAACAAATTAGTAAAAAAGCTTCACCAGGTTCAGGTAGTTCTAAAGATTTTTATGGAATAACTAAAAGAAAAAATAAATCTTTGTTTTTTAAAGCACAAAAAATTCTTAATCCAAATGCATATTTATCATCTGAGTTAGGAAAAATTCATAACAATGAAAAACTTAAAAATTTAATTATTAAATATTCTAATGAAAATAAAAGTGCTGCTGAAATATTTGATCTTATTAAAAATAAATATCCAAATATTAGACAAACAGACATAGCTAACTATGCTTTTAATAGTCCAGATATTAAAGATGAATTTAAAAGACAAACATTAGGACAAAAAACATATTCACAACAAGATATAAAAAATTTTGAAAATGATGTTTCTGATATAATTAAAGACATTAAAGCAAAAAATAATTTTGATTCTGCGGGTAAACTTTCAGAATCATTAGGAGTATCACCAGACAGACTTAAAAATGAAATAATAAAACAAGAAGGTAAAAAATTCTTTAATAAAAATTTTCCTACAACAAGTGATGTAGGAAAACCTGACAAACAAAAATTAATTATTGAATATATTTTAAAAAATGAAAGCCCTAAATTAGCTGATATTAAAAAAATAGTTAAAGAATCCGACTTTGAAAGATTTATGGGAAATTTTGTAAACAATATATATCGACATCAGTCAAATCCAGATTACGCTAAATTTTTAAATAATTTTGATTTTTCAGAACTACAAGATGTATCTAATAAATTAGGAAACATAAAAGGTTTTGAGTTTGATTTTCAACGAGCTATGGGAAGATTATTAGCTAATGAAATAGATGATCCAATAAAATATAGACAGGCAATGAATAAACTTAAAAATTTCTATACTATTAGAGATGAGATATCAAAAAAATATCCAAAATTAAATTTGGTTTTAGATCATCCCATTCCTTATACTTATTTAAAAAATCTTAAGTTAGGAGGAGACGCTGTTAGTCTAATTCGTGTTAATCCTCTACCTGATTTACCAAATAGATTAAAAGCTTCTATTGATAAAGAAATGATTAGAGTTGGAAAATTGTTAAAAGATAATCCAAACAATCCAAAATTATTAAAACAGTTAGAAAAACTTGAAGAGGTAAAAAACATTAGTCCATTTAATTTTAGTGAGGTTGAAAAATTTGATGATTTAGATTTACCTAAAAGTCTTCAAAATATGCCTGAAAAATATAATGATGCAATAAAGTTTTCTAAAATAATAAATAAAGATAAAGAAATACAAAATTTGTTTAAAGAAGCAAATGTACCAACAAGTTATTTTTCAAAAACAGCAGGTGAAAAACTTATTCCAGAAAAACAAGTAGGTGAAATTAACGATTATGTAAAAAGTTTATCAGATAATTTACTTGGTATAATTGGTTGTTCCAATTCTAGTGAATTGCAACGAAGATCTAAGTTAACACGAACTGAAAATTCAGTGGGAGGAAGAATCGGTTTTGCCAACGGCCCTAAACTTGGAAATGGCTGCATAGAAAAAGGTAAGAAAAAACTTGAGGAAGGTAGAATAGGTAAAGCAGAATTAAATGCTGTAGAAAAATCACTAACTGACTCAGGAAAAATGACATCCGATGCACGAAAATTTTTTACAGCAGCAAAAACAGCAGCTAGAGTTGGAGGAAGAATTCCTGCTGAATTAATATCAATTGGTTTTGGACCATATGGAGTTCTTGCTGGTGCACTACTTGAATTAGCAACTGTTCAAGATTCAATTATGAGAGGTGATTTAAAACGAGCGTGGAGAGAAACTTTTCCTGGTATGATTCTCAAAGGAGCAGAAAACTTAGCTGGTATAGATTTAACAGGTTCAATAAGAACAGACTTAATTAAGTACGCAAAAACTCCTGAAGAAATAGCTGCAATTAATGAAATCCTTAATTATTCAGAAGGAGTAAACAAGTATAATCAGATGCTTGATGATCTTGAACTTATTGGTGGAGATATTTTAACTAATAAAGACATACAAGAACCAGAAGCAGGTTTAATGACTTCTTTATCTTCGCAACAATATTATGATGTAGAAGACAAAGCTAAAAAATTAGATGAACTATTAGACGCTCAAGAAAAAATTGTAGGAAGTTCAAACGTTCAAGATTTAGCTATGAAAGCTTTATCTAGACAATTAGAAGATAAATTTAAAATTGCTGAAAAATTTTATCCTGGTTTAACTTTTGAAGAATTTTTAAAAGGTGAGTCGGGCGAAGTTTTTTTTGAAGAAGGACCACCACAATACAACAAATTTGTTGCTCCAAACATCATAGATCCAGATACAGAATTTATGAGACAACCTTTTGCAGGAGGTGGTTTATCTATCCAAGATAAAATACAAGAACTGTTAGCTTCTATCCCAGGATTAATGATTGCAGACTTTGTACCTGTTTCTGAAAAAGTACAATTAAAAAGATTGTTTGATCAATTTAATGACAGATATATGCGTAAGGCAGAAGGAGGAAGAATTGGTTTTAAAAATGGACCAGAGGACATTAATAAATCAAGAAGATTATTTAATCAGTTATTACTTGGTCTAGCTGCATTACCTGTAGTTGGAAAATATTTAAAACTTGGAAGAGGCGCTGGCAAAGTTGCTAACATTACAATTAATAAAACAGCAGGTATGCCAGATTTTTTTGAACCTTTGGTTAATAAAGTTATAAATGAAGGAATTGATATTACTCAAAAAATGTCAACACAGGAAAGACAAACTGTGCACCTTGCAGACATAGCAGATCACGAAGTTACAGTTTATCGTCAATTAGATACTGGAGAGATAGATGTTTATATTAATGGTATGAAAACTTTATACCAAGATGCAGTTAGATTGTATTACAAACCTGGTCAAATATCTGAAGAAGCATCTAAGGCTGCGGGTAAACCAATTAAAGAGGCTGATGAATTTATAGCACAAGAGTCATCCCCTGCTTATTCAGGTAGTCCAGAAGATTATGAGGTAACTTCAGATGGTACTTTTGAAACAAATAACTTTAATGAGTTAGCAAGCGACCTAACTGAAGTAGAAGCGGCGGTTATGAAACAACCAGTAACTGAATTACAAAAAAGAAAAAAATTAGAGAAATACAAGTACTATGAATCTAAGGAAGGAACTCAAAAATTGTTGGATGAGCAATACGGTGAATACGACGATACAATGAGAGATGATGTTATAGATGAGTAATTATCCTAAGAAACACCTTATTCCACCTAAGTCGGGTCCTCAACCACAAGGCTTGAATATTCAATATAATACTGTTAAAACAATCCCTTCGGAGAAAATAAATGGCAGAAATAGACAAATCGTTACCCAACATAATGACTCAGCTCACACCAGAGCAAGAGACTGAACAAGTTATAGCGGATACAGAAATTTTAAACCCAAGCGGTGAAACTGAAGTCTTAGAAAATGAAGACGGCAGTGTAGATATTAATTTTGATCCAAACGCATTACAAAACATTCAAGCAGATCACAATGCTAACTTAGCAGAATTTGTAGATGATTCAGTTTTAGGAATATTAGGAAGTACACTTTATCAAAACTATCAAGATTACAAAACTTCTAGAAAAGATTGGGAAAGATCTTATAGAGAAGGTTTAGATTTATTAGGATTTAAATACGACAATAGAACAGAACCATTTCAAGGAGCTTCAGGTGCAACGCATCCTGTTTTAGCTGAAGCTGTAACTCAATTTCAATCATTAGCTTACAAAGAATTATTACCTGCAGACGGACCTGTGAGAACTCAAATTTTAGGATTAGCAACTCCTGATAAAGTTCAACAAGCTGGTCGTGTAAAAGATTTTATGAACTATCAACTTATGGATCAGATGAAAGAATATGAACCAGAGTTTGATCAAATGTTATTTTATTTACCTTTAGCAGGTTCTTCATTTAAAAAAGTTTATTTTGATGCCGTAGAAAATAGAGCGGTATCAAAATTCGTACCCGCAGATGATTTGATCGTTCCGTATTCAGCTACCTCATTAGATGATGCGGAGTCAATCATCCACGTGGTAAAAATTTCTGAAAATGAATTACGTAAACAGCAAGTTGCTGGTTTTTACAGAGACATATCTCTTAAACCAGGACCTGTAAATGAAACTGAAGTTGAACAAAAGGAACGTGAACTAGAAGGTCAATCAAAAGGTAGAGACGAAGATGTATTTAATCTTTTAGAGTTTCATACTAATTTAGATTTAGAAGGTTTTGAAGATGTTGGAATGGATGGATTGCCAACAGGAATTAAATTACCTTACATTGTAACATTAGAAGAAAATTCTAGAGAGATTTTATCTATTAGAAGAAATTATGAAGTTAATGATCCTAAAAAAAACAAAATTCAATATTTCGTACATTTTAAATTTTTACCAGGTTTAGGTTTTTATGGTTTTGGTTTAATTCATATGATTGGCGGATTATCTAGAACTGCAACAACTGCATTAAGACAATTAATTGATGCAGGAACATTATCCAATTTACCAGCTGGTTTTAAACAGCGTGGAATAAGAATTAGAGATGATGCACAGTCTATTCAACCTGGCGAATTTAGAGATGTCGACGCACCAGGTGGAAACATTCGAGATGCATTTATGATGTTACCTTTCAAGGAACCATCACAAACTCTCTTAGCACTTATGGGCGTCGTAGTACAAGCTGGTCAGCGTTTCGCATCTATAGCTGACCTACAAGTAGGTGAGGGTAATCAACAAGCCGCAGTGGGTACGACAGTTGCGTTGCTAGAAAGAGGATCAAGGACTATGTCTGCGATTCATAAAAGAATCTATGCAGCGTTAAAACAAGAATTTAAATTACTTTCTAGAGTATTCAAATTATATCTACCACCTGAATATCCATATGACGTTGTTGGAGGACAGAAAATGATTAAACAAGCTGACTTTGACGACAGGGTAGATATATTGCCAGTTGCAGATCCAAATATTTTCTCACAGACACAGCGTATTTCCCTTGCGCAAACGGAATTGCAGCTGGCTACATCAAATCCAGCAATGCACAATATGTACAATGCTTACAGACATATGTATGAAGCTTTAGGAGTTAAAGATATTGATCAAGTATTACTTCGGCCACAACCACCCGCACCAAAGGACCCAGCGCTAGAACATATTGATGCTCTCGCTGGGAAGCCGTTCCAAGCTTTTCCAGGTCAGGATCACCGAGCACATATCACAGCTCATTTAAATTTTATGGCAACTAATATGGCAAGAAATAATCCTATGATTATGGCTTCGTTAGAAAAAAATTGTTTTGAACACATTTCTTTAATGGCTCAAGAACAAGTTGAAATAGAATTTCAAAATGAAATGCAACAATTAGGTGCTATTCAACAAAATCCACAAGCAATGCAAGATCCAAACATTCAAATGCAAGTTAAAATGTTAACTGAAAGAATTGAATCAAGAAAAGCAAAACTAATTGCTGAAATGATGGAAGAATTTATGAACGAAGAGAAACAAATAACTTCACAATTTGATAATGACCCTATTGCTAAATTAAGAGCAAGAGAATTAGACCTTCAAGCTCAAGAAAATGAGAGAAAACGAATGGAAGGTGAAGATAGAATTAACTTAGATAAGATGAGAGCGATGATGAATCAAAGAACTCAAGAAGATAAGTTAAGACAAAACGAAGAATTGGCTAAATTGAGAGCAGATACATCAATTGAAAAGACAATTTTATCAAAAACAATACCAAATCCAACACCAAGAAGACAATAATGAGAAAAAAGATGACAAAATCAGATAAAAAAGTTAAAACTGTTATGAAAGAGTTCAAAAAAGGTGAACTCAACATAGGAAAAAGTAGTAAAAAAGTGAAAAGTCGTAAACAAGCTATTGCGATTGCACTTTCTGAAGCAGGTAAAAGCAAAAAAAGAGGTTAATATGAAAAAAAAGAACAAAAAAACTGTTGAAACTAAATATCCAACAGGCGGAAAACCAGTTGAGATGAGCAAACCAAGTGAATCTCAAAAAGTTACTGTAAAAGGTACTGGCAAAGCTAGAAAACAAACAGCAACTTGGTACTAATATGTTTCCGTGGGGATTGTTAGGTCAAGGTTTAAAATCTGGACTAGAAATCTATAAAAATAAAAAAGCAGCTGACGTTGCAATGTCAGAAGCTAAACTTCTTCACATTGAAAAAATGAAACGTGGAGAAATAGAGTTTAGTGGCAAGATTGCAGAGAATCAAAAATCAGACTGGAAGGACGAATTTGTACTTTTGACAATTTCTTCACCTCTGTTTTTGTTAGCATATTCTGTATTTGCAGAAGATGAAAAAATGCAAGAGAAGATTGACTTGTATTTTCAAAAATTACAAGAGATGCCTTGGTGGATAGTGGGCCTTTGGGTTTCAGTAGTCGCGGCCATATATGGACTTAAGGCTACAGATGTGATAAATATGAATAAAGGAAAATAATATGGCTAACAAAAAAAACTTTTCTAAAAGCCCAAAAAATAAAAAAGGATTTAAATTTAAAGGTCTTGAACCTAAAATGGAATACAAAGGTAACCCTTACGAATCTATAAAGGATACTGACACTGAAGTAGATATGAAGGATATGGCTGTTGTATTTAGCAAAGATGATGATGATGGATTTACTGATATTTTAATTGGGCCTAAAAGAGCAGGTATAAGAATTAAAAAGAAATTTTCTAAAGGTGGTTTGGTTAGATCAGGTAAACCTAAAATAGCAAAAAAAGGATGGAGGTAATATGTCAGGATTTGTAGGAATAGCAAAAAAAGGATTTGGTAAAGCACTTAAAGGTGACAAAACAATTAAGGGTGTTAGACCAAAATTAGGTAGAGTAGAAACAGATAAATACAAAGAAGAAAACCAAAGAAAACTTGCTCAAGCAAAAGTTAAATTAAAAGCAATGCAAACGGTAGATAAAGATGTTGAAGCTGGTTATCAAAGCGTAAAAACAAAATTTAAAGATACTGGTCTTAAACAAAAAGTAGATAAACTATTAAACAAAAAACCATTTAAAGGAGAAAAATAATGCGAAGATATTTTAGTAAAGGATCAATAAAACCAAGAGACATAAATAAAAGCGGTTCCATTGAAGGATGGGAAAAAGCTAGAGCTAAAGGAATGGCTAAAG